AGTGTGATGGTGGCGGAGCTGACAGAGCTGATTTCACCCACCTTGCCGGTTCCATCGCCGTAGCAATCAATGGACATACGATGACCGAACTCGTCCAACAGCGTGTCAACCGCGTGCTCGATTCCCTGCACAAACGCGCCGTCGTTATCCTTGCATGCCTCGAGGAATTCCCCGGTCAGCACGGTGAGGCCGTACTTAACCTGACGGGTCAGCGCCCACTGAATACCGGCGCTCTGCCCGGCGTTGCTTTGTACCGTGGAGAACGTGGCACCAATCGACTGTGGATTGGCATATTGAACGGGAACGCGGAAGTCGCTGAGTCCGGTGAATCCACCCTCCTTGCGGAGGTGGCTTAGAAGCGGTCTGTCTCGGGGCGCGCGGTTTTCAAAGGCGCCCTTGTGATATTTCCGTTTAAGAACATAGGCTACATCGGTAACGTTAAATGACATGACTAGACATCCAATCTACGGCCAGTCCTAAGCTCGTTAATGATCTGCGCTCTAAGCTCTTCGTCAGACTGCGGCTCTGGTGCTGGCACTGTGAGGGTTGAGAGGTTGTTCTTGGCCACAAGGCGAGGCTTTGCCTGCTGTGGCTGCGTGAATCCAAGCATCTCAAGATCACGCTTTAGTGCGGAGTCCAACAAACGCGCGGCATCTTCGAGCGTTTTCGTGTGGGCGTCTGGGTCCGTTTGTGCGATATGACGCACAGCCTGCTTCAGCCTATTAACGAGTTCGGAGGGGTTTTTATTCGCAAGCAAGCTAACATAAGTTAATTCTTGCGGAATATCTGGAATGTAAGACTCGATGTGGGATAGCTCCCGCTGCTCCTGGCTGGCGCGCTGTGCTTCCTCCGCCGCCCGCTGGCGCTCAGCTTTCAACGTCTCAATTTCCTTCTGTAATTGATAGAAACGATGCTCTAGGGCCAGCTTATGGGGGCCGTCCGCCAACTCCGGCGGTGCAGCATCCCCCAGCTGCGATGACATGATCGATTTAGCCACCATCATTGGGTCGAGGCCACGGGCCTTGAAGTAGGCCACCGGGTCCTTGATCGCCAAGTCATCCAGATCGACTGGCGTGGGCTTATCCTGTTTTTCCTGTTGCTGCGCCAGCGCCTGCTGGCTCTTGCGTCTGGCCGCTTCCGTGAAATCAGGGCTCAGTGGTGGCGGGGCCTTCTTCGGCTTCGCCGCTGGAGCTTCTACTGTCCGGGCTTCGGTCGGGGCTTCTGTGGTTTCAATAATGGTTTCTGCGGCTTCGTCGGCTTCGGTTGCTTCGGGCGCGGCTTGGTCTGGTTCACTCGCAGGCGTATTTGTGTCACTTGCTTCTTCTCCCAAAAAAGCCAACAGTTGTGGGTTCACTTCACTCATAATCCCTCCGGGGTTCCTGGGGCCAGATCACCCTTGGGGTAAACTACGCCCGCCTTGGTTTGCATGGGGTCCTCGACCGGCGCCGGCATCATGGCGCCCTGTAATTGCATCAGATTTGCCTGCTGCTCCATCTGCAAGATGGCTTGACGCTCTGCGAGCTGATCGATGAGGAATTGGGTCTGGCCAATAAAGCTACGAAAGCCACTCAACACCACCTCATCCGCACCGGCCACCATCGCCCGCAAATAGGCCGCCACCGACTCGGAGTGCAGGGTTTTTAGGTCGGCCAGCTCGTCTGGGGCCGGGATCGGGTCTGAGTCCCGTTTCCTGTCCTCGAGTTGGTTAATACACCAGGAGTTGTACTCCATCGCTGCGTTCGCCAGGCTGTCGTCCGCCTCCAGGTCGGGCAGACCGGATAGTTGCCGCGCCTTGTCTGCGGTAATCCAGCCAGCCTGGGTCATCTCGATCAGGTCCTGCTTGCGTCCGGCTGGGGTCTTGCTGAGGATGGATGCAGCCTCCAGGTCCATATGCATCAGGTCTTCCTTGGGGTCCACGTCCGACCACTTCACGGGGACCACGTTCCACGGGGTGCGCCACGCCGTGACCGGGTTTTTACCCGACTCCGTTAGTTCCTTGGTGCTGTAGATAATGAGTTGCGCTGTGACCTTGTAGGAGGATTCGATCTCTTGCATCTTGACCGAAAAACGATCGTTGCTGATGTCGTGATACTCCCGAAGGGATGGTGCCGACTCCAGCCCGATGGGCTTCGCGCCCTGGGTTTGCAGTTGGGTGATGCCGAGAACCTCGTACGGAGCACGTTTGAGTTGGTCCAGTCGCTGCCAGGTGTCAGGGCTAACCGGGCGAGGAGTCTCAAACGTAGGCGCACCGCCCCTTACCGGGATAATGGCGCCAATCGTGTTGTCGATGCGGCTCACCACGCCCATGTCGGACTGGTTTACGAATACCCGTGGCACAGCGATGCGGTCGTGCACGGCATCGATGAACTCGTTAAGGCTGTGAACGCGCATCTGAATTCCGGCGATCTCCTCCACCATAGAGAGGCCGTAGAATCCGGTAATCGGTTTGGTCCAATGCAAGATGTCGAACGGAAAATTACACCGAGTCCACGGCTCGTCCACCAGGGTTAGACCTGGGATCGCCAGCACCCGCCTCCCGTCATCGGCGCCCTCGTAGGATGGCAGCTTCCAGCCCTCCATGAGGACCACCTCGTCATCGCGCATCTCGCGATACATGGCCCACGAGGAACCGGTTTCTGAATGAGCCTCAATCTCGGCGCCGAGCTTCTTGTCGTGTTTTCCGATACGGGCGGCCAGTTGTGATTTATTCACGAATTTACGCTGCACCAGCACGTTGGGCGGAGCAGACCTACACGCCTTGTTGTCGACCACAATCTCATCGGGAAGGACTCTTTCCGCGTAGGTCGTATCTCCGTCCTGGTCCACCCGGACGAACCCGGTGCCGAACAGCGCGGCATCCCGAATCTGCCCCTGCTTGAGTGCATGGACCTCGAGGCGCTGGAATTCGCCGTCAATAAACCGAGCGAACGATCTGGCCTTGCGCTGCGCGCGGAAGTTGGCCCCGTCAGTTTGGAACCGAATCCTGGGCCTATCCTTGCCAAGGATGGACTGGAACGTGTCCACCGTCGTTTTGACGATGTTCTCCGCTACGATGTCGTAAACGTTGGCGTACTCATTGTCGCCGCCGTCATAGAAATCACAGGTTGGGTCATAAAGCGCGGCGTTGCGTAAATAGGTTTCGTATCGGTTGAGTTGCTGGCGTTCCACGTACTCCGTCCAGGTAGCCAGGTCGCGGGCAACGTCGTCAGGGTCAGAGCACCACCACTGTCTATCGCCCTTCATACGTTCCTCCGCTTCAGGCGCGGCACCCTGCGTGAAGCGTAGGTGTGCTCATTCTCGTATGGGTGCGGAGCCGGTGGCGCGGAGGTGGTGGTGATCACCAGGTCTTGGCTTGGTTCCACGTCATCCACGAAGGCGCCGGAGTCCAGCACCAGGCAAACCCCGTCCACCGACGCTTCAAGCACCCTGTGGCGTTGCATCCAGTAATACAATGATGTGGCGTCTTCGAGTCTCATATTGCTCCTTAGTTGGTTGCCTTTCTCAATCTCTCGCTTCTGTAAATCTGCGACGCACTCACCACACTAATTTTGCGGTGTATGCCGCCCTGGTTCTGTTGCGACTCGCTCTCCTCGAACTGCTTCACCTGCTGCGCGTCAAACCACGCCTCCCAATCCTTTGTCCCCTGCTCCGGGAGCTTCTCCTCCGGGGTCCAGAAGTGGTGCTGCGCTGCGCGGCACAGGTACAGAAAGGCGTCTGTGTCGTGATTTGGATACGCCTTATCTTCCCTGCGCTTCGTTGACGCATCCTCCCACTGCACCGTGAGGAGTTGGCGCTCGAGGTTGGACCCCTTCAACACGAAGGCGCGTTTCGACAGGAAGTCGGAGTTCAGCAACTCGATATGGTCGCGCTTGTCACTCTTGGCGATCGGGTCAACCACGATCCCGTAGAGCTCACTGATGGAACGGAAAATTGCTTTACCAAGACCGGCATGGTCGCCCACCACGATCTCAAAGCGACCGAACATGCGCTCCACGCGCTTGTATTCGGCGGCCATCTCGTTGATCAGCAGCTTGGGTGCGTTGAAGCCGTAGACATGGAAGAAGCTCGAGCAGGTCTTGCTGTAGGCCGCCACCTGAATCGAGAAATCGTCGTCGTATCCAAGATCCATGCCGCAAACAAAATTCCACTCGTGCTCCTTAGAGAGTCCGAATGGGGTGGAGGGATCTGGCGTCCACCCGTTTACGTCTTGTTTGTAGCCGTAATAGACACGTCCGGAGGTATCGGACACCCACTCGCCTAGATACTCACGGCGCCAAACCGGATCGTCATCGCTCTGTCCTTTGGCGATGTGGTTGGCGAGGACGCGCTCCCAGATTTGCGGGGCCGCCTTATTGTCTCTGGTGGACCAACGGTGGAGTGAGTATTCCCACGCAATTCCACTCCACTCCTGGTCATGCCCCCACGGGCGCGATCTGGAACGCCTGGTGCCTTGCTGTTCCCAGATCCGCGTGGAGTCGGGGCCTGTGATGTTATAGAAAGTGCCAGCCAGGATGGCGCCGGGCGTACCCGCCAGAACCAGCGTCCCCTGCTTGTCATGAAGCGTTGGTTCTAGGACCTGCTCGATCAGCTCATCTAGCAAGTCTGGGTGAAAGCTTTTCGTCTCATCAATGACAATGAGATCAAATTTCTGCCCTCGGTATTTATCTACGTCCGCCTGGGTGTCAGCTCCACCCAGAACAATTTCGGAGCCATTGGATAGGCGGTAGTAGAGCTCGGTGTTGTGGAAGAACCCGCGCAGTTCGTGCTGTGTATCCAGGAATTTCAGATCTTCCCAGATCAGCCTCTTGGCCATGCCCCTTGTAATGGTGATATACACGCAGCGTGCACCCGGGCTCGACAGTGCTACGTCCAACAGGTAGCCAACGAGGCACCGGGTCTTGCCAGCGCGACGTGGACACAGAACCGCCTTGCGCAGGCAGCCGTCGTCAATCACATCGAGCTGGCGGTCGAACAGTTCGGCGCGCAGGCCCTTGGCCGCCTTCACGAGGTGGTCTGTCTCGTAAAGCTCGTTGGAGCGCGCCAGGGCTCGCGACAGCGCGGCTTTGTTGAGCCCCTGGTTAACCTTGGCCACTCTTCTTCGCCTTGGCAGGGGTGTCAAGCGTAGACAGGTCGACGTGTAGACCGTCCACCCTTTCCATAGGAACCAGGATCGTGTGGTTATGGTGGTCTGTTGGCAACGATGGGTCCGTGATGACCAACATGCGCAGCGCTGCATCGAATCGGATATCCAACCCCCTACCGGTCGTGACAGACGCGCCTGAGATGCGCCCCATGTCCATCGTGGAAACGAACCTAACGCATTTAATTCTCATGGCTTCTCCGTCGCCTTTCTCGAGCACTGTGGTCGATAGGATAGTGAAAACTTCTTGGACAGAACCGAGCAGGTGTGATTCCAGTAGGAACACAGGACGGGTGAGTCCAGATCAACGCCGACGTGGTAGCAAAGGGAACTTCCAAGTCCCTTTCGGCGCAGGCCGTCCTTCACGTAAACCCAGTGAATGATGTTTCTCTCCGGCTCCGCGACCACGTACCCGTAGATGTCCAGGGACGGGTTCTCGGGCTCCGGGTCTGCAGCCACAACCACCCTAACGCCAGGTCGGCTCAGGATGTCGTGAATCTGCGCCCTGTAGGCGTCGAAGTAACGATCGTGCTCGAGACCACCGGCCCAGGGCGAGGTCCTGTAGGACGATAACCAGGCCGAGGACACGAAGGCATGATCTGAGGGCTGACCGGGACGGAAGATGGGCGACCCAGGCATCAGTTGGTGTCCTCTGGATCAGCCGCTGGATATGCCGCGCCGTCCTGTGCTTTGGGGTCCTCCTGGTACGACAGGACTCCGCCCCCCGATCGGTGATATGGCCTAGGCCTCGGCTTCTTCTCCCACGCCACCTTCTGGAAACGATCTAGGAACCTCTCCATCTTGGAGTATGGGAGACGGGCAAACCAGGCCAGCATATGCTCCCCCAACTCGTCCTGCGTCATGGATGCGTAGTCGTCTGTCTGCGCTTTCTGAAACGCCAGCAACTCCCGCGACACCCGGCTCAGGGAGGACGACGTGTCCCCGATAATGCGCGAGGCTTCCTTGCGGTCAACCCCTCCCGTCAGCAAGTCCTGCGCCACGGCATCCTGGAAAGATCGGATGACGTGAATTTGGCGCTGCAGGGTCTCGTAGATAGTGCTCTCGTCGAACTCCCGGGCCTTCTTCCACGCCTTGTTGATACGCCGGGCTGGCACCGAGTGGTGTAGTTTCTTGCGACTCAATTTTGGGCTCCTGCAACTTTCAGGCCAAGTTGGCCGCGCCGGTCAGGCTTAGCATTAAACGCACGAGCGTCAACTTTTATTGACGAGCCCCCGGACTAGATCATTAATCGAGGTTCAAGGAAGTAAAGAAATCTTTACGTTACGGCCACCCCGGCTGCTTACATATGCTGCCCATAGGGACCGCCCACTGGGCTGCCACCGTAGCAGGGAGGGGGGTTGGGCGAACATTCCGAAAATGCTGGTCGGTTACGGTCTGGGACCCCCCCTACCCCCCCTAGTTATTTGTGTAAGGGGGACCACCGCGGCAAGAACCATGCCAGTGTTGCAGGGGGCGACTGTCCCCAGTGCTGGGTACGGCAATTCCCATGCCAATTACTTGGCATGCCCCTTGCCCGCACGATTTGCGCGGTGGGTCTTAATTTGCGCGGCCCAGTAACCCCGGCAAGTCTTATGCCAAAGCAGACTGGCGCAACGGTAGCACTGGCAATTATTGTGCCAAAATAATGCGCAAAATTTGCGCTATGATGGGGTCTTTTGTCCTACCATGTCAAATTCCTGAATAATTTAGCATAGTTAAGTGGTGACAATTTACGGCACTAGGTGACATTTTGCGGCACCAAGCCCACCTTTCCCTTCGCGCACTTACGTCCCACATTCCTGCCCACACCCCCACCAATTCCTAACTTTTCTCTTGACTTTTGCGGGAGCTCTGGGCTGCATTACTAGGCAGCTACCTCGAGCTGCCCTATGTTGCAGCCCATGTCAAGCGCTTTCTCGAGCAACCTCAAAATAAAAATAGTCAACCAAAAAAGCGACGGGAATCGTAACTTTCTGCGCGCCGGAGCTGCCCGGCAAAGATTGCGCACCCAAACGCAAACGTTTCGCTGGAATGGTCCGACAAAACGCTGCACAATGGATCTATCACACGATTTGCACTCTCACGGCGGAATAGAGGAGGTGTCAAAATGAGCACCAAAGTATATCAAGCAATATCAAACGCAATTGACGCATACAAACGTTGCAGCGCCGATCCAACGAAACAAGAATGGGCAGCAAAGCACTTGCGCAAAATTGATCTACTAGCACGCGAATGCCTGCCAAGCGGATCCGGTATTGACACGGGATGCAGCATAGACATAGAGGCGAGCACCCCGGAGAGGATTGTCATCCGCCTCTCGTACCATCATATGCATGATGCCGGCATGTATGATGGTTGGACAAAACACAAGGTTACGATCAAGCCAAGCCTGCAATTTATCTTAGATATCAATATATCAGGCAAAAATAGGAACGACGTAAAGGATTTTTTGTATGACGCCATGCGCGATGCGCTAGAGTCGCATGTCGCCGAATATGTAAACAAGCGAACCTGCGAGATATAGGGAATCGCTGGGCGATTAAGCCTACGAACAGGATGATAACATGAAACCAGCCCCACATGAGATTGAATGGTCCGAGCGCATGGAGAAGCTACGTCGCGAGATCGCCGACCTACTATCGCAGATCCACGAAGAATATCGCTACCAGCGCCATCAAATGCTTATCGATATCGAAGCGGCACGAAAGGAAGGCCAGAAATGACGCTAGAGGACAGTGCATTGGATTACCTCAGAGAATACGCCGAATTGGAGCAGGACGCGGACGGGCAATATTGGCTCGTGGCAATGGATGAGCGCGTCGAAGTGAACTACGAAGAAGGCATTACACCTACACTCGACATGGCCATAGAGGACTATCTCTGCGATCTCTACTACGCAATCTATGACCGCGCTAAAGAGGACGCGGGTTGGGGGAGACGTCATGACATATACGACTAAACACCTGCGAGCCATCATAGGCCCAATCGACACGCTAATCGCTGGCAACGACGGCACCACACAAGCTTACATAGACCTACTCGATTTCTTCGAAGACGATCCGACTGTATCTTGGCCTGAAATTTGCTACTACACCGAACTGTGGGCGAACTACCTACACCTGGTAGGTATCCACGGGCTAGTCCGTGACCCCACACTAGACTACATGAGATCGTGTAACGACTAACAGAAATGGAAGTAAATGATGGAAATCACATTACATAGCGTCGTGAGCGTCGAGGCAGGACCGTCAACGCATAAGGACCCCAATGGGTTGTCTTGCCACGTAAGGTACCTCACAATCCAAACGAGTGACGGGCGAGAACTGAAGATCATGCTACTGGCTGGTCGACCAATCGACATCACTGATACGGAGAAATAACATGCGCATATCGCAAGAGACAATCGATTTCCTGCGCCTCGAGGCGCGTATGTCGCTGGAGGAGGTAGTAGATGAGATGATCTATGCGCATGGCGGCAGCGCAAAGAATTGGCGTGGTGAGACGGTCTGCAGCCACCTGCCCGTGGCTCGGGAAGTGCATCACAAAACAGTGCATATGTATACGGGAAGGATTGTGTAATGGAACCCACAGATAATGAACTGAGAGTAATCAGGTTGCTTGACCTAGCGCACAGCGCGAAACGCGCGTGCGAAGCCGCGTCAACCCTGCGACACGCATTCCGGCGCCGCAAGCTGTACCATGTCCTCATGGCGCAAGTATACGCAATTAGACTGGGGTCGGACTACCCAGAGAGAGGGGCGTAGCGCATGGGCAAACCAGAGAGGCGCATGATCCGCGCCAATGGACTGAAAACGATCAAACTTCCTGGCGGTAAGGTTTATGTAATCGAGCGTACAAGTAAATTCAACCGGAGACGCGACCTGTTGGACGCGCTGCGGGCGCGCTTGCAAGAAAGGGGCCAGCGAAAAGATGGGGAAGAATGACCCGGGTACAACTGACCAGGGGACTCTAGACCTGGGCACTCTTGGCCCCACCGACACGCACATAACCAAAGCCGGGCTTAGGTTACGTCTCCGAAACGCCCTAAAGGCGAAAATTGGGGGGCCGGAGTTCCAGTGTTTGGAGCCCTACGAAATCACGAAACTCACAATCGAGGCTATCCGAGACCTAGAAATCCAAGCGTGGACCTGGCATGATGCCGCGCTACAACGCAGGCAATCTAGCCATGCCACTTATTTCCAGGATAGTCTTGGAATCGAGCTCATAAGGGGTAAAGCATGGAAATCAACAATATCGTAATCAGTGACCGTATCGACATCCTAGGCGCGCCTAAATGGCTGGCCAAGCTAAACCGCATGCTGTGGGTAGAGGGTCTGGATAAGGGTAGACCTGGGAAGCCGGTACCGTTCCACAGGCAGGCATCGGT